CGTAACAGGCCAAGACCTAAAAATAAAGAACATGAAGGAAATGCAGTTCAAAGAGTGGGACGGAAAGAAACTCCAAGGCACATGGATAGTATCCATTAAGATTGACGGTATCCAAGCTCGCATGCTCGAAGGTAGAATTGTCTCTAAGAACGGCAAGGAGCTTCATCACCTTCCACAAATAATGGAAAGTAAATGGGAGTTGGCAGAAATATGTGTAGGGAGAGAGTGGTATCAAGCCAGTAGGGGAGATACCTGGTCTATAGTTTCTGCTTCTAAGAGCGATAGGAGGGAAATTCTCAGAGAAGAAATTTACCCACTCTGGCCTACTCTTGACCCAAGATTGTATATGCGTACACTTACGGATCCTTTGGCTTTTCAAATAAAGAGAGCTTTTAAAGTTGCTAGACGGGAAGGTGCTGAAGGGCTTGTCTTGTACAACGAAGCAGAAGATCTGTTTATAAAGGTGAAAAACCAACAAACAATCGATACCCGTATTACAGGATTAGTTGCAAGCGATGCTAAATCCCATAGAGGTATGTTAAAAGAGTTCATAACCGAAATGGGTAAGGTTGGAACAGGATTTACTCGGGAACAACGTAAACTGTATATGGATGAATCTCTTATAGGCACTTACATAGAAGTAAAGTGCATGGGTCTTACAAAGAATGGTAAATTTGATCATCCGCGATTTGTTAGATTGCGGGAAGACAAGTAAATTTGTATTTATGACAGAAGCACAACTGCTCAAGATTGTAGATGGTGGTCTTGATTTAAGTTCATACACTATCCTGGAGAGATTATATGAAAATAAACCTGTTGACGCCTTAATTAAGAAACTTATTTGGTGTGAAGGTGTCTTGGAAGTAAAGGGTCTTATAAAAGACCGAAAGGTAACTGATACAGGTAGAAACTTTATATTGAGCGTTGTCGGTAAAACAATGAATATTAATGACTTAGCCAGAGAATACTGTGAAGTGTTCCCCGACATAAAATTACCCTCCGGCAAATACTTCAAAGCTGAGCCACAAGATGTTGTTGAAAAATTAAAAAAGTTTCATAAGGACTATGGGTATAGTTTCGATGTAATATTGGAGGCTGCAAAAGCCTATGTTGAACACGCTGAGTCTGTTGATTACCAGTTTATAAGAACTTCTCTCTGGTTTATACACAAAAAGGGAGAGGGTTCAGATCTTGCAAATTGGTGCCGTGATATAGTAACTGGAGAAAAACGTGTATCTAAACCGTTACATAGATTACTTTGAGCTGGATTCACATTTCACAAGTCACATCTGAAGTAGAGAAATATGTTGACCAAAGACGTAAAGGAGAAATAAAATCTCTTAGAACTGGTTTCCCCAGATTAGATGCCGCCAATATTGATGGCTTTGAGTGGGGAAATACTATAACTATAGGGGGTCGACCCTCTGTTGGTAAAAGTGCATTTTCCGACTGCTTAATCAGAGGGTTCTTTGCTAACAACGATCCAGATTTTAGTCTTTTAGACTTTAACTGGGAAATGTCAGCAAGAGCCCTTCTTCTCCGAAACCTCTCTTCAGACCTACAGCGTTCATATAAGTATATCTGTTCAGCAGATAGGAACACTGTTACAGATCTTGAAATGAGTCGTGTAAGTCATTATCTAAAGACCTACGCTACACTACCTATATTCTATTCTGAGAAACCAAGGACTCCAAAGGACTTCGCTGATGTGGTAAGAAAGTTTCGGGATACGTACCCGAATAAAAAAATTGTAGTCCGGGTTGACCACACTATCCTTGCCAGGATATCTAAAGAAGATGGGGACAGAGTCACAATGCTTTTAAACCTTCTTGGATATGCCAATGAAATAAAGAAAGAGAGTGACATTATCTTTTTATTCCTTACCCAAATGAATAGGGAATTTGCCACTCCCGATAGGCAAAAGAGCGGGAAAGATGAAGCATACCCCAGGCAAGGGGACGTATTTGGAGGAGACGCTACCGCTATGTATAGTGAGAGCATGATACTTTTAAACCGCCCGGAAATGTTTAAGATTACATATTATGGTCAAAAGCCTGATGGAATAGACGTGGAAGACCATGATCTTTTTGCACATATAGTAAAGAGTCGTAATTCAGAGCCTAATCTTATGGTCAGGTTTAGGGAAAATTTCCAAAACATGTCAATGTCCGAAAGATGAGAAGAAAAAGAATAAAAAAAATTGAAAAAATACCCATGGAAAAACCTAAAGTAGAGTTCAATATTAGTACACTCTATAGTGGTCATTTTGCTGTTACGTATAGAGGAGTAAAAACAATTAAGTGTCCTTTCGATTACGTCATGTACCAAATGCTAGTCTTCAACCTCAAACCTGATTTGATAATTGAAATAGGTACAAATGTTGGTGGGACTGCTCTTTATCTTGCAGATATGCTTAATATTATCGGAAAAGGGGAAGTGCATACTATTGATGTAGCAGAAAATCATCCAGATAAATTTTTAAGTTCAAATCCTAGGATAAAACTATTTACTGAAGGGTATCAGAACTACGACCTGGAACTTACAAAAGGTTTGGAAACAATTCTTGTTATTGAAGATGGTGCGCATACATATGAGGATGTATCGAATTCTATTAAAAAGTTTTCTTCTGTTGTTACAAAAGATTCGTACATGATTGTCGAAGACGGAATAGTCACTGAACTAGGTATAGGAGAGAGTTTAGGCGGAGGTCCTCTAAAGGCAATAGATGAATTCTTACTTGGAAACAGCGACTTTGTTATTGATAAAAAGTGGTGTGATATGTTTGGCACTAATGCTACATTTAACGTAAATGGATTCCTAAAGAAGATAAGATAAAATGAGTATCATACGCACTAAACGTTGTATAATATGTGGCAGTAGAAAGATTGTGGATTATAGGGGCCATGTGCATACCAAAAGTAATGATAGACTAGTACTTAATCAAGACTGCATAATAACTTCATTTTGTAGAAAACACCTTAAAGCGTGGGAAGGTGTATTTGCAACTGGTGTTATAAAGGATAATTGTTCCGGTTGCTACGGCGATTGGCAAAATTGGATGGGGAGGACAGATACAAAAACAAGAAAAACATGATACACAGAAGAACAACCGCTTGCGTATTTTGTGGGTCAACAGACACTGTTATTGCTGGAGGACATGTTCACAGAAACAAAGAAGAGATAATTGCAGCTTTTTGTAGACATTGCGCAGACAAGGACTGCATAGTTAAACCTTATAAGGGGTGTGAAGGTTGCTATGGAAAATGGGAAAAGTGGATGGGAGCAGGTCTTGATCCAATCCTTGAGATTATAAAAAGTAGAACAAAAAATGATAAAAAATCACGCAACCCAGGAGTGCATTAAATGCGGGGAACCTGTATTCATACACATTGGTCATGTCCATTATAGCGAACAAAATCCTGAAATAACAGTAAAAGCTGGGTGGTGTGAAAAACATTTTAAAGAAATGCCTACTAGACCTAATGGTATTAACCATAGACCTGACCCAGTTATGGATCGTGTAGTAGAGAGTACATTCTGTAATCGTGTATCAAGAGCTAATGATTGTTATGGTATACTTGATGAAAATTTAAGACAATGGGAGAAATGAAGTACAAAGACTGCATATTTTGTGGGAAACCAGGAATAAAGGCATGGGGACACATGCACAGTGAAAATGGAGGTTTAGTTACGGTATGGTTCTGTCAAAATTGTTACATGGAACCGGAACATATGAGTATGTACAGTATAGACAAAGTTATAGAATCACCTTGTTGCGAAACTGGAAAAGGTACAAGGTCCTACCACAGAAAAATTAAGCCTTTCTTATCGTACGAAAGACTAGAAGTGACAGCATCTCATGACGCTTGTTTTGGAAAATGTATTTATGAAGAGCCTTTTGAGGAGCTATTCTATATGGAATTAATTGGAACAAAATGAAATAAGAAACCAAGTACAAGAATTAGGGGCTAAGTATGGCTGTGAGAATAAGCGAATAATTGTAGAGTTACCCACTTCCTCCGGGAAGGGACGACTGTGCATGATGATTTTGGACAGGGCCCCTACTGATCGAAAATGGCTTGTAATAGTCCCGGAACTCATACAGATTGAAAATCTTAAGCGGGATATTGAAAAGCATGGATTTACGCATCTTTATGATGACAAAATAGAAGATATTGTATGTTATGCAAGTATGCATAAATACAGAGGAGCAAAGCTAAACGTGTGGATGAATGAGTGTCACAGGTTAAGTGAACTTAAAGAAGATATAGCTCAGAGTCTTGACCATGAGCGTATTATAGCTGATTCAGCTACTATACCACTTAACATTAAGACCAGACTATACGGTCTTGGAGAGTTTTTTGAGTACAAGCTTACTTTGCAGGAAGCTGTAGATATGGGTCTACTCCCTGAACCAGCAATTTACGTTAAGAAAATTGTCCTGGAAAGAGAAAGGAAGAGAGAATATGATATAATCGAACGTAAACTTTTATATCTCATAGATAGGGCAGAGGAAGAGGGAAAACACCCTATGATATTAAACCAGATAAAACAACTGGGAAGTCAGAGGAAGAAATTTCTTGCAGAGAGCAAGACAGATGTGGCTCGGGACCTTATGATGTCCCTTGGAGAGAAGAAGACTTTGTGTTACACAGGTTCAGTAGAACAATGTAATGAGCTTGGTGGTGAATTAGCTGTAAACTCCAAAAAGACAAAAAAGCATAATCTTCGTGTAATCGACCGTTTTAACTCATATGAAGTTAGCCAAGTTTACATGAATCGGATGGGACGGGAAGGACTTAACCTGGAAGGTATCCAGGCTGTTGTAATAGTTCAACTGTCAGCCGGAAACGATGAAGGGCTTGATTTTGTACAAAGGGTAGGACGCGGATTACGCAGTTCGGACCCGGAAATATACTTATTGGTAGTGCAAGATACTGCTGATGAGAAATTTTTGTACAGAGCTCTTCTAAACATAGACAAGAGGAAGATTCATTATATAAAATAGTATTTTGAGAATTTGCGATAGTGTTATTTGGTGAGTTGTGGAAAACTTCTTATATTCGCAGATGCGTGACTACGGAAAAGTGTTAATTTTAGGTCAATCAGGATATGGTAAATCATACCTGTTTAGAGATTGTGTTGGAGATAATTTTGGTTTGATAAATACAGAAAGAAAACCTTTACCTTTTAAAGGTATCTTGAAGTATCACTCAAAACCCACTACCTGGAATGGATTTATTAAAGTTCTGGAAGAATATATAAAGAACCCAGAAATAAAGAAAATTGGAATAGATAGTCAGAGTATGGCGTTTGACATTTTATATAACGAGTGTCAAACCAACTTCAAGGGTTATGACATCTATTCTACGTTTAACAGACTTGTCGTTAAGTTTTTTGACCTGATGAGGGATGCAGAAAAAGACATGATTGTTACAGGACATGATGAAATTTTGATTATAGAAGGGTTTAAGCAAAAAAGAGCTAAAATCCAAGGAAAGATGTTTGAGGGTCGTGTAGAAGCTTATTACACTACTGTGCTTTACGCTGATAAAGGCTTAAACTCAGGAAAACCATGGTACAAACTTAAAACAGTTATGCCAGATACGTCAAGCAAAGCTCCGCCTGACATGTTTGGTAAAGATGTTACAGAATTTGAGAATAGTGGAGCATTTATGTTTAAAAAAGTAGAGGAGTATTACTCATGAAGTACAATGTAGATCATTTTAAGGATTTGTTCAATTCTTTCAAGGCAGATTGGACTGTTGGTACACTAAGTTTCAATGGTGCACACTGTGCACTGGGTCACATGGGGTTTGATCACGAATCCCTTGCAAACAAAAATGAGGAGACAATAGCACTAGGAGATATGTTGTCTTCTCATATTGAAAAGAAGTATGGTTTTAAGATGAGTATGAACGAAAAAAAACCTGGTAATATTATACCATGGATTAATGACACCTCAACGCTTAATTTTGTTAATAAGCCCGGTGTAGAATTAAAAGGCAGTGGACCTAAAGAAAGATTTATGGAATTGTTCGATGAAATCAAGCAGGAATGCTTACAAAATAATGGAGTTAAATCAAAAAACAGAGAGGAAGCAATTCCCCAGGAAAGTGGGCTTAGCTGAGTTTCGAGTGTTGGGCTTCAATCCAACCCGAAGCAGGTTAAACAAACTCATGGGGAGAGAGGACAAGGAGACGGATGTAGAAATTGAGTATGGGTATGTAAATACTCGTACAGGTGAAAATGGAATTCGTGTAAAACCAGTGCTTCAGGATGTGAAGACCGGCTACATTACGAATGACCTCACGTTTTTCCTGGAAAATACAACTGCATTATCGCAGACTGGAAAGACGTATTATGTTAATGCTGTTGGCGACAGCAGGTGTGTAGATTCTGAAGATAAGCTCAGTGAATGGTTTAGAAAAGCGATGACTTACCGTGAAGCTAAGTCTGGTGAAGTTGAACTTATGAAGTTCATAAGACGTTGGATGACCAATATCGAGCTTAATGTAGAAAGAGGTGGACACAAAAACAACATCCTGTTAGACATCGAAAAGGTGTTTAAAGGAGATTTCAGCGAGTTAAATGATCTGGTAAATTCTGAATTCGCTGGGACTGTAACATGCCAATTGCATGTGACCACAAAGAAAGATGATGAGACTAAGTTCGATCAAGGAGTTTACAATAGAAATTTTTTAAACGGATACTGTATCCAGTATTTCCGTCCAGAAAATAAGAAAGAAATCCCTAACTTCGTCATGGAGTTTATAGAAGAAATTAAAGGTCAGTATGGTCCGAAAGGATTCTGGACACTCTCAGAGATGAGAGACTACGTGCCAGGAGAAGACCCAGTTAATTCTGGAGAAGCTCTGCTGCCTTTTAACGAATAAGTGAGGATTAGATGGTTTGTTTGAACCGAGAGGGACTTCGGTCCCTCTTTTTTTATGATACTATTCCCAATAAAATATAAAACTAAAGATATACTGGCTAAAGTCAGTGCAAGAGATATATATAAAAGGTATATGCCCTATGCATTCGACTTTGATAAACCTGTAGCATCTCCGTTTAGAGAGGAAAAACACCCGTCTTTTCTCATAAGTACCAGGGATGGAGACCCATACCATAAAGACTTTGGCTCCACAGATTACAGAGGAGATTGCTTTGATTTTGTCCAACAGCTTTTCAGTATTGACCTACAAACAGCATTGAAGAAAATAGCGGGGGACTTTGCAATATCCGGTGAATTACTTCCAGTTAGCGGACCGGCCCAGAAACAATTAAGGAGAGAGCCTAAGGTAATACAAGTTATTCCTAAGGCTTTTTCTGTTCTGGAGTTAAAATACTGGAATGATTACCATATAAGCTTAGACGACCTTCTAAAGGAAAATGTATACAGTGTTCACAAAGCTTTTCTGGATAAAGAAAGACTAAGTTTACCTGGTGAGATGGTTTTCGGCTATCTCTACGACAACAAATACTGGAAACTATACCAGCCCTTGAAAGAAGGGGTGGGTAAGTGGTTATCTACAGTCCCTTTAACTCTTGTAGACGGCTTATCTGGTAAGGGAAATAAAATCTTAGTTTCCAAGGGGAAGAAAGATAAAATGATTTTGAAAAAATTCGTTGAATGTTGTTCGGTTCAGAATGAAAGCCTTTCGGCCTTTTCCGACGAAACTGTTAAATATCTCCAGGATAACTTTGATAAAACTTATATAGCCTTTGATTCTGATGATTCAGGAGTAAAGGCTTCCTATGAAGTGACCAACAAGTTTGGCTTCAACCACGTAAACGTACCCTATGTTCACTTACTAGAGGGAATCAAAGACTTTGCAGACCTTGCAAAAAAACACGGACTTAATTTTGTAAAAGATTATTTAAAACAAAAAAATATAATTTGAGTAAAGAAATCAGATTAGAAGTGCCAGGGAAGTATGCCTACATGAACCCCTATAGTAATAGGAGAATGACAACAATTTTAGCTACTGCTGTAGGAATAGAGATGTATAGCGATGAAATACTCCCAGAGAAGAGTATGGATGGGATAGTAGAAGAAGCAATATGCATAAGACCAATGAGGAGCAGACACAGCTGAGGTAAAGCCATGCAAAGGGGATGGCCAGCTATGTTGATTTCCAGAAGAGACATACCTGGCTTCATAAAAGCTTTGAAGGAAGTAAACAAGAATTACAACTCTTATCCTGAAGTTACTAACGTATGGATAAGACGGAAGTATAAGAAACGTAAGCTTATAAAGGACGAAATAAAGTTACCATTTTAATGACAAAAAGAGAGGTAAAAGAAGGGACATATAGAGTAAAGTTAAAAAGACAAATAACACCATCCTTAAGATGGCGAAATACGAGTTCCAAAGCACTGGAACTAAAAGTAACAAACATCTACCCTGTTGAACAAGATGGTCAGGTAGATAAAGGCATTAAAATTAAAAGAATTTCCAGACATGGTAGTACCTGCGTATCTCACATATGCATAGCCATGGACGACATACCGACATTAACAAGGGAACTAAGAAAAATTTATAAAGATTCAAATAAATCGTTAACTTCATAAAAAAATAGAAATGGCAGATCAACCAAAAATTGTAGTGGATCGCTACAAATTCGATTTTACAATTGGCCTCAAGATAATGAAAGCCAAATACAAGGACTTTAAGACTTTTGAGGACAAGTGTTATATCTCAAAGGCCCTTATGAAGACTATCAAGGAAGAATGGCCAAAAGCAGGTAATATCACTGTGCAAGAAGCTTTAGGTCTGGAGAACATTGAAGCACGGAGAATCTGTTTCCGCCATATTGGGGTGGATAATGTGTTCAAGGAACTGGAACCGGAGCTGGTTGATACACAGGTTTTGGACAAAAATACCAAAGTAAATGCAGAAGGTAAGTTGGAGAAGTTCCAGGATACCTACGAGCTTTACAAGGTAAAGGGTGAAAAAGTCCTGCAGGGAATTACAGAAAATTGGAGAAGAGGTGGTGCAGATTTCTTCATTCTGCGCTGTAAGTGTACCTCTTCCGACAGGGAATATTTAATATATATCCAGGACATATGGGCTGCTAACGCCCGCTTTGGCAGTAATCCGGGTACTGGTGCACAAAGAAAGCCTGATGCAATTGAAGCTGTAGCCTGGACAATCCAGGTAGAGGTGGAAGCTGATGACATTGAGTACATTATCCGCCAAGGGGATTGTATCATTGTGAAAACTAAAAAAGAAAAATACAAGAAATGTACACAAAGACACATTTCTAAGAAAGAGTACCTCGAAAAGGTAAGATTTGAGTCTTAAACTATTTTTTAACGTTAAAATTTCGAAAATGGCAAAACAAAAGGTGTTGGTTATCCTCAAAGGAGAGGGAATCAACCAGCATGAGCTTCATGCTGACACTATTGAGCGCGATGAGAAAGTAAAAGAGCTCTCCGAAATCCGCGTCGGAAGGAATGGCTTTCTCAGGCACGTGGATCCTGTGGGTAACCCAGGAGACCACAACACTATCGAAA